TGGTACAGGTGCTCAAGGTGCTGCAGGTAATAACGGTACTTCAGGCGTAAACGGTGCACAAGGTGCTACGGGTGCTCAAGGTACAGCTGGTAACGTAGGTGGTCCGGGTGCTACGGGTGCTCAAGGTGCGGCTGGTACATCAGGTACTTCAGGTGTAAATGGTAATACAGGTGCAACGGGTGCTCAAGGTGCTACAGGTGCTCAAGGAGCTGCTGGTAACAACGGTGCTCAAGGAGCTGCTGGTAACAACGGTGCTCAAGGTGCGGCTGGTACATCAGGTACTTCAGGTGTAAATGGTAATACAGGTGCAACGGGTGCACAAGGTGCTACGGGTGCTCAAGGAGCTGCTGGTAACAATGGTACTTCAGGTGTAAACGGTAATACAGGTGCAACTGGTGCTCAAGGTGCTACAGGTGCTCAAGGCGCTGCTGGTAACAACGGTGCTAACGGTACTTCAGGTGTAAATGGTGGTACAGGTGCCCAAGGAGCTGCAGGTAATAACGGTGCTCAAGGTGCTCAAGGTGCTGGTGGTAACACAGGTGCTACTGGTCCTCAAGGTGCTCAAGGTGCTATTGGTAATACAGGCGCTGCAGGTACTTCTGGTACTTCAGGTAAAAATGGTAACAACGGTAACAACGGTGCTCAAGGTGCTGCTGGTAACAATGGTAACAATGGTGCTCAAGGTGCTCAAGGTGCTGCTGGTAATAACGGTGGTACAGGTGCTCAAGGTGCTCAAGGTGCTGGTGGTAACACAGGTGCTACTGGTCCTCAAGGTGCTCAAGGTGCTGGCGGTAATAACGGTGGTACTGGTCCTCAAGGTGCTCAAGGTGCTGGTGGCCCGGGCGGTGGTACAGGTCCTCAAGGTGCTCAAGGTTCTGCCGGTAACAACGGTGGCGGTGGTTCTCAAGGTGCTCAAGGTGCTTCAGGAGCTAGTATTTACGGTGCAAACTTCTACTTCAATTCATTGGGTGTAGGTACAGGCGCTACGAATACAGCTGGTCAAATTGTTGCAACTGGTGAAATTACAGCATACTACTCAGATGCGAGATTAAAAACTAACGTTTCAAACATTGAAAATGCGTTAGACAAATTATCTCAAATTAGAGGTGTTTACTACACTCAAAATGAGTTAGCTAGTCAATTCGGTTACAATAACTTTAAGACACAAGTCGGTGTTATTGCACAAGAAGTTGAAGCTGTATTGCCAGAAGTTATTAGAACTGCACCATTCGATATGGACGAAAACGGAAATTCTAAATCAGGTGAAAACTATATCACTGTTCAGTATGAAAGAATCGTTCCATTATTGATTGAAGCAATCAAAGAACTTCAAGCAAAAGTTGACGCACTTCAAAAATAAACAAAGTGTAAAGACTAAGTATAAATCTTAGTCCTTTCTAAAGCTCGGTCGAAAGGCCGAGCTTTTTTATTTTAGATAAATATGCTATAAAAGATAAAATCAATATGATAATAAATCAACTTACGGAAGATCAAAATACTAAATGGTATTTCGATTCAATTGTGAAAAACAATAATGAATATTTTTTAGAAGGTTGGATCTATTCTAATCTTGGAAATATGATTAAAATTTATGCAGATGATTCTGAAATAGATCATGATACCATTACTAGACCAGATGTTGGATTAGCCATGAATTCTAATTCAATAGAATTAGGCATAAAATTTAAACTACCTATTGAAAAGAGAAATTCAAAGATTTCAATTATGATTTTAGAAATTGATGGATCTCAAAGTATTGTAGAATTAGGATCTCTTTTAAAATGGATTACATATTATTCTGGCTTTAAAAGAGAACATAAGGATTTAATAGTAGTTGATAATTTTTACGATGATCCTGATTTAGTTAGAGAATTTACCATGAATTCAATGGATTATCAACATTCGGGTTATCATAAAGGCAAGAGAACTATTGATAAGTTTTGGTTAAATGGTACACAAGAAAAATTAGAATCTATCATAGGCAGAAAAATTACTAATTGGAATCATCCTAATTATGCGAATGGCGTATTTCAATATTGCATTGCGCAAGATCCTATTGTATATCACGTAGATCCGCAAACATATGCAGCTATGGTGTTTTTAACACCAAATGCACCCGTTGAAACGGGTACGGCATTTTATAAAAGTAAAGTTACTGGTGCCACTATATTCGATGGTACACATGATCCAGAAGAATTTCAAAAAACATTTAAAGGACTTAGTAATGATGCTAATTTTTATGATTCTACACAATACGAATTAATGGATGAAGTAGCAAATGTTTATAATAGATTAGTTCTTTTTAATGCAAAAAGAATTCACGCAGCAACTAAGTATTTTGGAGATTCTATAGAAAATTCAAGATTTTTTCAATTATTTTTCTTTGACGTAGTATAATATTATGATATTACATGTAATTACAAGATGTACAAAAACATCTAATCTTTTAAAGATTAAACAATCTATTGAAACATCTATTGAAGATGGATATGATATTTTTTGGCATATAGTATTTGACACATCGGTGTTAAAGGATATAGATGCAGAATTGTTAGAAACATTAAATTTAGAATGGATTAAACTTTCATTTAAATCAAACGGTTCAAAATATTCTACACTTAACAATATCATTGGCAATATTAGTGAAGAAGGCTTTATTTATATTTTAGATGATGATAACACATTACATAGAAAATTACCAGAATCTTTAAGTAATATTTCTACAGAAAAAGATATTTTAATTTTCTCACAAAGAGTTGGCGGATTTGAGCAAAGTCAATGGTTTAAAAGAGAAGCTAATTCAGAAAATATTAGACCGACTAAAATAGATAAATCTCAATTTGCTATTAAAAAACAATACTTTAAAAAGTATAAATTTCAAGATAGTTATTTAGCAGATGGTCTATTAATATCAGAAATTTACAGGGACTCACCCGAGCTGTGCCAGATCACAGATGAGATATTGGCTTATAGTAATTCGCTTTTAAAAGACAAGAAGGCCAGAAATCCCAGAGTGCTTTATATAGGCGCTAATAAGCCTGATTTAAAAACTAATAATCCGAATTATTGGGAATCTTCAGATTTAGATGTTTTATATCTTACAAATGATACAGATTTATATAAGCATTTAAATGAATTTAAGCCTGATTCTATATTTTCATCTGTAGAAAATGAAAAAGATTTAGATGTTTTGTGGAATGCTCCATTTGAAATTAGAAAAATGTGGGTGAATCATCCAACAGTAGATGAAAAAGCTGGAGAAATTGCATATAATTGTGCAATGTTAAATATGTTACAAGTTAATAGATCTCAATTAGTTTCATTTTTTACACCAATTTATAATACAGGTGAAAAGCTAAGACACGCATACTCATCTTTGCAAAATCAAACATATAATAATTGGGAATGGATTTTAGTTAATGATTCATCTGATGGTGGAACGACATTAAAAATAGCAGAAGATATTGCTAAAAATGATCCGCGTGTTAAAGTATATGATTTTAGAGAAAAATCAGGCGGTTTAATAGGCGAAGTTAAATGGCGTGCATGTTGTATGACTCGTGGTGAGATTCTAGTAGAATTAGATCATGACGATATAGTAACACCCGATTGTGCTGAACTTTTAATAAAAGCTTCTGATAAACATCCAGAGATTGGATTTTTCTATTCAGATTGCGTAGAAGCTAGAGAAGATTGGAGTTCTATGATGTACAATGAAGGATTTGCATGTGGTTATGGAAAATATAAAAAAGAAACAGCATTAAATAAAGAATTTGACGTTTGCGTAATGCCAAATATTAATCCTAAAACAATTAGACATATTGTTGGGGTTCCAAATCATATTAGAGCTTGGAGAAGACATGCATATTTTGCAGCGGGTGGACATTGTAGAAATTTAACAATAGCTGATGATTATGAATTAATTATTAGAACGTTCTTAACAACAAATATGATGAGAATTCCTAAATTGTTATATGTTCAATTCTTTTATAACGATGGCAATGAAATGAATACTCAAGATTTAACCAGACAAGATATTCAAAGACGCGTTAAAACTATAGCTAGAATTTATAATGAAGCTATTAAAAGAAGATTTGAAGAGTTAGGTAAAGAAGATTGGGCGTATAATGAAATAGCAGAATTAGCACTCGATGTACCATCAAGATATGGTGAAGATGAAGGTTATGTTAATAAAACGTTTGTATTAGAATAAGATATATAAAGTATGAAGAATAAAATTTTGTTATACGAACAGTTTTTGAATGAAGCTTATAGAAGAGCTGAGTTTCAAAAAGTCATGATTACTCGTAGAGCAGAATTAAAAGATTCATTCATTACGGGTCCTGCATATTCTACTAAAGAATATTGGGTTATTTTAACTAGAGAATTTGAAGAAACAGAAATTCCAAAAGAATTGCCTATTTTAAATTATGATAGAAAAACTTTAGAAAAATTAATAGAACAGGGCTTAGTTAAAGAAAGACAAATATACAACAAATTAGATGCTCGTAAAAAAGTAAGTTCTAAAGCAGAATTTTACAAATTGCATGCAGAAAGTGGATATATTGTGCCTAGTGTACTTGATCCAAAAAAGATTAAAGATTTAAATTTTCCAATTGTAGCAAAACCAGATAATGCGCATAGCGGATTAGGTATTAAGGTTTTTAAAAATGAAGAAGATCTTAAAGATGCAGATCTTACTGAATTTTCATCATTCTCTGAAAAAATTACAATTAAAGAAGAGCATAGATTTTTTATGTGGAGAGGTCAAATGATTCAATGGACACAGCGTAAACCGATGGACGATGCGACAGCTGATATTGCTAAAAAAGATCCTAATAAAGAAACCAACTTTTCATATATTTTAAGAAATGAAAAAATATCTGATGATATTTTAAAGGTCTTAACTTATTTTTCAGAAGCGCATTCTGATTTAGATTTTTATGCTATAGATTTAGCTGAAACTGAAGATGGTAAAATATATGTTTTTGAAATGAATTCAGAACCAGGTGCATTGTTCGGCGTTATGACCTTAGTTTATCAAAAAATCTATGAAGATTGGTATAAAAAACCACTATCAAAAGATACAATATCTTTATTAAAAGAATTTAGACAAAAAGATATTGAAGAGAATAAGAAACAAAATTCTAATTGGACAGTAAAAAAATAAATTTATGGGTTATCCTAACAATCTTTGTATGCACATCACAGTTTACGTTCATCATATGCAACTTGATGAATTATTTGATTTTTTAAATGATAGAATAGACACACCGCCGCCTTATTGGTATCATCACGAAGATGCGCCATATTCAGTTTCAGGTGGATATGCTGCTGTTAGTTTAAATTATGAAAATTATCAAAGGCTTAGAACAGCTAGATCTTGGGATAACGTATTGTAAACCATAAGATTTTATATTTTTTAAAAAAACTTTAGCCCAAATTTTTTTATTTGGGCTTTTTTTTGTATATTAGCCCTATAATTAATACTGATGGCTAAAAAAGAGAAGAAAATACTCAATGTTCCAAATCCAAAAATAGGCAAATATTATAGATTTATTTTTGGCAATCATGCAGAAATGGTTGGTTTATTAACTGCAGAAAATGTAAACTTATCTAAGAGTTACGGATATAAATGGTATACGTTTGAAGTACCAGGTTCCAAAAAAGACGAAAGAAAGACATGGTATTATCCAGCATCAATTTTTGACATCATTAAAGAAGAAAAATAATGTATAAATCAGAAGAAATTAAACAAATGCTTTTCATAGATATTGAAACTGCATCATCACATGAAAATTATAAAGAATTTTCTAAGGAGGTTGAACACACATCAATGACTGATTGGTGGGGTGATAAAGCATCTTACATTAGAAAAGATCGTTTGGAATTATTAGATTACGACGATGCTACTATGTATAATACACAAGCTGCAATATTTCCAGAGTTTGGGCGCATTGTTTGTATCACTATAGGACAAGTTAAATTCGATGAATCTAATAATCCGATAGATTTTAAAATGAGATCTTTTTATGGAAAAGATGAAAAACAAATAATGGAAGAATTTGTATCTACCTTATTTGCAGTCTTTTCTAAAGCTCCAGCACTTAAATTAGTTGGCTTTAATATCAAAGGATTTGATATTCCATATATTTGTAAAAAAGCTATGAAATATGGTATTCAATTACCAAGACAGTTGCATTTACAAAATGTTAAACCATGGGATAATTGTCTTTTAGATTTATCAGATGTTTGGAAATTCGGAGGATGGAATGGAGCTAAACTGGGAGTAGTTTGTCACGAACTGAGTATTCCATCGCCTAAAGAAGAACTAGCTGGAGGAGAAGTAAGCCAGACGTTTTGGAGAGGTGATTTAGATCTTATTATGGAATATTGTGAAAGAGATGTCCTAGCAACTGCAAATGTTTTGTTAAGATTAAGTAATTTTGACATTTTGACAATTTAATATTTAAATAAATGCCAATATGTCTTATATTTTTAAATGGAATAAAATTTGATTAATTAATAGTAATGGCATGAGCCAGAAATTAAAAAATAAAAATTATGTTTACAACAAGAGGAACAGCTTTTGACAAAGCAATTGACAACATTTTTAACAACATCAGTGAACCTATTTGGAATACAGAGGTTTTATTTGGAAATCCATTCAATGACACGGATCTTAACGAAAATACATTAAGCATTACATTGCCAGGATTTTCTAAAAAAGATATTAAAGTTGATGTTGACGGAGATTTACTTATAGTTTCAAGCACAGTTGAAACTAAAGATGAAACTAAATTTAAAAAATCATTTAAAAGATCTTTTAGATTAGTCAAAGATATTGATGTAGATTCTATAAAGGCTTCAATGGAAAATGGCATTTTAACCATTACCTTTGATAAAAAAAATGTGACTAAAGAAGTAAAAATATCTTAAAATATTTTTTTATTTCAATTATTTTTTGTATATTTACATTGTATTTAAAACTTAATTACTATGTTTGACCAAGAATTTGACAACGAAGAATTTGAAATGGATGATAACATTTCACCAGAAGAAAGAATTAAAGCAACAGAAATCTACAATAAGTTGATTGATAAACTTGTTAGAGATAATTATAATTCTATTGAAGAAAATGGAATTGATATAGTTAAATCTAGAGTTAGTCTTTTGGATGAAAAATCTATTAAACAACTTAAAGATACTTTAGATTTTATGATCCAATATTTTATAGAATTTGAAGAATATGAAAAATGTGCAGTTTTAAATAAATACGTTGAATTAATACAAGAATAATTTTTAGTTAGTAAATAGAAATGAGAGGGCGCTTAAGCGCCCTTTGTTTTTATAAACAAATATATAATATCATAGTACAATATTAAATAATAATATTATGGCACAAAATCAACACAAGGATCTTACTAAAGCATTAGAAGAAATTTCTAAAAAAGCTAAAACTTCTCAAGCTGGAATTTCACCAATTACTGAAGCTACAGCTGTAGAATTAGCTAAACAAATGAAGCGTCTTGCAGATTTAATGGAACGTCAACAAAAAATCGATATGATTACTGGAACACGTGAAAAAATTGAAGAAGCTATAGCATCCAAGAAATCTTCTACAGGAGCAAGATAATGAATTACTACGAGACATTAAATGTATCTCGAAATGCTTCACAAGATGAAATCAAACAAGCTTACAGAAAATTAGCTAAGGAATATCATCCTGATAAAAATCCAGGAAAAGATACTAGTTTAAAATTTCAACAAATACAGGAAGCTTACGAAACATTAGCAGATCAAGATAAAAGAAATCAGTATGATAATGGCGGATCTTCTATTGAAGATTTGCTAAGAAATTGGGGTTTTAATGGTAGTAATTTCTCTCAAGATTTTGATATGCATTTTGGTGGATTTAGAAATAATCCAAATGCCAGAGGACAAGATATTAGAATATCAATACCTATTACACTTCAAGAAATATTTGAAGGTACTAAACGAAGAATAAATTTAGGCAATGAATCGCTAGACGTTAATATACCCAAAGGAGCAAGAGAAGGATCTAAATATAAAATGGCAGGTAAAGGACAATCTAATCCTTATAATTCTCTTGCACCGCGTGGTGATTTAATTATAACCATCAATCTTATTTATGATACTGATTTTATAATTCAAGGTGATGATATTTTCACAGAAACATTTATTAAATTTTACGATGCTATCTTAGGAACTTCTGTTAATATAGATACGCCAACTGGTAAAATATCCATTAAAATTCCACAGTATACATCATCCGGTAAAATACTAAGAGTAGCTGGAAAGGGTTTACCTATTTCGGGCACAGATCATAGCGGTGCTTTATTAATTAAAATAAATGTAAATTTCCATAAATTATCTGATGATCAAATTTCTTTAATAAATAGAGTAAGAGAAATTGACGCATGATAAACTTCGATGACATATTAGATAGTGGAAATCAAGATAAATTCATTAATCATTTATTAATGAGTAATAGGGAAACGATGATGAATATGATTTATAAAGCTATTGTAGAAAATAAAATGGGAGCTTTAGAAGCTAATGTTCCTAGAGAACAAAAAATAGAAGGATTAAATAATCTATTATCGTGGTTTGAATCACGAGAAGAATACGAAAAGTGTGGACAATTAAAAAACATAATTGAAAAGATATGATTATTATCGATGTACAAAATGGTAATGTTGAAAAAGCATTAAAAGAATATAAAAGAAAAGTTCAAAATACAAAACAAACTCAAAACTTGAGAGATCGTCAAGAGTTTGTTAAACCATCTGTTGTTAAAAGAACAGAAATTAAAAAGGCAAAATACATTCAATCTATTAAATCTCAGTCTGAAAAGGATTAATTTTATTAATATAATAAAATTCAACCAGACGTTGCACTGGAATACACTTTGCAATATATAAACAAAGATAAAAAATAGACTGAATAATGAGCTACATATCAAATGAGGACAAAGACAATCTCATGAGATCAAGCTACTATATTATAACTAGAAATTTTACTAAAACGGTAAATCGATTCGTTGCTTTCCAAGATGGTAAAAATACTATAGAAATTCCTCACGGTATAGGGCAAAGATCTAAATTCATAGATTTACTAATTAAATACTTCGAAGAGCTTGAAGAGTATGAAAAGTGTGATAAGTTGTTAAAACTTAAAGAGCTTGTCATGGACGCAGGTGATTAATAACCTCAAATTAAACAAAGATTAAATTATGCAAAAAAGATCAGCAGAAAGTAAAACAAAATCAACGAGCAGTAGACCAACAGCTGCCAAACCAAAAAAGACAACAGTTAAAGAATTAGATTTAGTAGGAGTACAATTAAAACCAAGTCAACAAGATTATTTTCAGCAGATCCAAAAGAACGAAATTACATTTTGTTCTGGACCAGCAGGTACGTCAAAAACATTTACAGCATGTTTTACGTCATTGCATTTATTAGCCACAAAACAGGTTTCCAAAATTATTTTATGTAAACCAATTCAAGAATCTGGAGAAAAGTTAGGATTCTTACCCGGAGATATCGCAGATAAAATTGATCCATACATGCAATCTTATATTTCAAACTTCAAGAAGATTGTAGGTGATGAATTAACAGAAGGTTTAATTTCTTCTGGAGCAATAGAATTCAAACCGCTTGCATTTATGAGAGGTGATACCTTTGATGATGCTTTCATGATTCTAGATGAAGCTCAAAATGCAACCTTTAAACAACTTATGTTATTCGTAACTCGTATGGGTAAAAATTCTAAAGTTTTAGTAACAGGTGACGTTAGTCAGTATGATATTCCTAAAGCAAATGCTGGTCTTCCAGGATTTACAGCTTTAATGAAAGGTGTTAAAGGCGTAGGCGAACATATCTTTACCAACAAGGATATTGTAAGAGCCAAGATTTTACAAGATGTCGTAGACAGATACGATAAATGGAGAGTAGACAATCCAGACAAATAAACAAAGTAAAGGACATGTGTATAAGTATTATAACTTTAATAATATACACATGTCTGATACAAGATACGTATTACTCAAATCACATTATAACGAAGACCAATCGATTGTAGAAGTTGGTGTAGATGAAGCAGGTCGAGGATCTCTCGCCGGTCCAGTTACAGTAGCTGCATGTATTATGCCAGCTAATTTTTCACATCCTTTAGTTAAAGATTCAAAACTTCTTTCTGAAAAACAAAAAGAAGAGGCATATAAAATCGTAATGTCAAACGTTATCGCATGGCACTGCGTACACGTAGACGCTAAATTAATAGAAGAACAAAATATCCTAAAAGCAACATTGCACGGTATGATGTTGGCATTAAGCGGTGTCGAAGAAACTACAGATTTTGATTTTATCTTAGTCGACGGAGATCAATTCCACGGCTATAATGGTAAAAATTATGTCACTGTTGTTGGTGGAGATAACAAATATACTTCTATTGCTGCAGCTTCTATTATTGCAAAAATTAAACATGATATTTGGATGAGAGAATGTGAAGACGGTAAATTGTATGGTTGGGCTTCTAATAAAGGATACGGCACCAAACAACATTTAGATGCTATTAGAGAACACGGACCATCCGTGCATCATCGTACTAGTTTTATTTCTCATATTGTTACAAAAACAGCAGAATTATTTTAAAATGAACAATCTATTCATAGGATTTATATATGGATTAGCAGCCCAAATATTAACCTTTTTACAATTACAGGGAAATATAAAATATGGGTGGTACGAAAAATATCCTCTAATTATTTTGGGTGTAGCCATACCAGTGAGTTGGGCTTATATAAAATCTGTAGAACATCTAGTACTTCACTATAATGGAGAGATTTGGCCAAGTCGTTTAATAGGATTTGGAATAGGTATAATCGTATTTGTAGCTCTGAGTTGGTTCCTATTTAAAGAGCCTCTGACTTTAAAAACCATAACATGTCTAATATTGGCATGTGGTATTATAGGGATCCAGGTCTTTTGGAAGTAAATGTTCGTAACTTTTTAAAAATAGTTAAGCCCAAATTTTTTAGTTTGGGCTTTTTTTTGTATATTTACATAGTAATTAAAAACATTAAAACAAACATATTATGAAATACGAATTAGTATTATCCGAAGCTCAAGTTGAAGAGGTTAAAAAACAAAAATTAGAAGTAGAATATTTAGGCGCTTCTAAGTCTGGTGGCTTACACGTAAGCATTACTATCACAGATGGTACTGATTTGCTGAGCTTATTTTACGCGGGATGTTATTACACACTTAATAAAAAAATAAATGCGTAAATATTTTTTTATGTCGAATTTATTTAGTATATTTACATTATAATCAAAAACACAAATATATGGATATTCAAGATCAAATTTCTCTAGTGGAAAAAGAAGTAAGGGACTTTTATAAAGAAAACGGCGATTATTGCGGTTTATCCTTTCTTATGGCAAATGAACGAGAGCATATCATTAGAATAGCAACTTCTATTCTATGTACGAAA